GCTTCAGCAACCGCTGTTTGGTTGCGCGTGCGAAATATGAACTGGTAGGCGTAGTCAGCGATCGGCGTGTAGAGGTCGATCGTCATCGGGATCTGCACCAGCAGACGCGAGCCGAGCGGCACTGGGATGCCCGCAAGCAGGTTGGGATCAAAACCTGGTTGACCAGCCTCGGGAGCGAGCCCACCAGGGAAGGCGATCGGAATAGTTCCGGCCACGTTTTGATAGATCGCTTCGAACTCCGGTATCGGCCGGATCACCTGGAACATGCCCATCTGGGCATCTGAAAGAACGACGTCGCTCATTTGGACTCCTTGCGGTTGTAAATCCGGTAGCCAAGGTAGCCCACAATTGCGAGCCCCACGACGGAGAGCGCGAGGCTACGCGCCGCGTCGCTCTTCTCGGATGGATCCAGCGAGCCAAGCCCCTGGGAGCGGTACAGGTTGCGAACGGTGCCAATTGCAGCGAGCCCAGTGAGGGCGCCAAGCGGGCCCCCCAGCACGATGGCCCCTGCGCCAGCGCCAGCCGCTGCCACAATGGCTCCCAGCCCGGCTTTGGCCCGAGCGACCGTCGGCGAGCGTGGGCGCGCCAGCGGGGCGCTCAGAGGCATTCTCAGAGGGGCCGGCGGCATCTCCGGCGCAGCCCGGGGCGACGGGCGCTCGGCAGGCGGGGGCGGCTCCGGGATCGGAGGCGCATCGGGCCCAAATGCGAAGTCGTCGAAATCCATGGGGTGACACCCCCAGGGTAGGGCAGTCCCCGATTTTCACCAAAAAGTCGGCGGCTTACACGCGGCGGGGCTTTTTTCCTGCGTATCGGAGTGCTAGCTCGGTGCGGGCCCACTCGTCGGCGCGCTCAATGCGCTTTAGATCAGTGGGTGAAATGTCACCGCTACCATCCACACAGTTGGCCATCGCGGCGCTCGTTGCCGCCACGATGCCGTGCAGCATGTGCCGAGTCAGGCGCGGCTTACCGGAGACTGGGTGGAATTTCAACATCAGATCCTCCACATCTCGTAGAAAGGCACGAGCTTAGCCGTGCGGGTCTTAGGGTCGTACTCGACCTCGTGACGCCCGTGCCTCAGCCCGGCGAACCGCTCACGCACGGCGCGCGGAACGCGCTGAGGTTCCCAGATCGAATGAGCGCCGTAGCCCGCGCTCTCGATGCGCGAAATCTGGCGCTCGGTGCCGATGTAGCGCCTCACGCCTCGCCTCTGCCCAGTAGGTCGATCCCGTGATGTTCTCGGTAATGCCTTGCCCACGACTCTTCATCGGCGCGAGTCATGCTGCCCTGCCCGCGGCAGCCGCCCCAGACACGCGCGGCACACTGCTCGAACGTGTGATCGCCGCAACAGCACTCGCACGGTGCCAGCCTACAGAGCGTATCGACGTCACCGGCCCAGATGGCGTCTTCGAGTTCAGTGCGCTGGGTAAACCGTTTCATGGGAGTGCTTTTGCAACCGCTGGCGTCAGCACCACGGCGCGGAGTAGTTGAAACGGGCTCTTGCCTGTCATGAGATCCTGCCAGCCCTTGCTGTCGCGAGCTTGCGCCACGTAGCCCTCGCCACGTGGCAAGCACCGCAGCGCCATGGGGCCAAGCTTCAGCTCCCAGAGAATTGAGGCCTGCACGCGGCTCTTGCCCGCAGCGCGAGCCTGGCTCGGGTCGTCGCTCACGACGCAGCCTTCGCAGTCTTTGGTTGGTACCCGGGCAGATCCCACGGCGTGTGCGTGAGCCGCCAGTCGCGCGCGAATAGCTTGTGCAGCTCGATGCCTTGCTGGCAGGCCTCCCACGAGAAGACGGTGCCTACCGGCGGCTTCCACTCGACGGCCACAATGCCTACGGTACCATTGGGCAAGAAGCCGTAGAACGGCAAGCCCTTGCTCTTCGGCTTCGCCTTCTTGGGCTTCGGCAGCTGGTAGGCCTCGGTCTTTCGCAGCTCGACGCGCGAGAGCAACGTGACCGGGTGACCGTACTTCTGATCGGTCTCATGCTTCTTGACGGTGCCGATCAAGAACCACTCGCCGTCGAAGTCCTCGACGTTGCTGAGCGAGCCTGAGCTGAAGGTCTTGAGCGCGCTGTTCTGCGCGTCGAGCATCAGCAGCATCACGCCGGTGCCAAATTCGCTCTCGTAGCCGCGCGCGAGTTTGACCGTGATCTTGGTGGTGATGCGCTCGCCGACGGTGCCGACATGGGGACCAGCCTCCGGGCGCTCGCGGCGCTCCTGCTCGCGACCCATTGCCTTGTCGTAGGACACCGGCAGGCTCGCGAGGATGCCCTCGGTGCGCTCACGCACGGTGCGCTCGGCGCAGGCGAGGCGAGAGTTGTGCATGTAGTCGGAGGAGTCCTTGGAGGCGAGCACCCAGGCGAGCACCACGGCGGCCTGCTCACGCTGCGCGTCGGTGGGCTGCATAGCTTTCCACGACTTGATTAGTTCTCGATCCCCCTTGAAGCCTTTGTCCACGGGGCACGGCGCGCAGATGAAATCGCAGAAGCTGCGGGTCGATCGCTCATCGCTGCCGCTCTTGTGAAATCCGCGGAGTCGAATGTTCGCGACGGCAGCCGCCAGGTAGTCCAGCGGCGTGGACTCCGGTTGCCATCGCCCAAACCCCCAGCCGCCCTCCTCCGTATCGCTGAAACCCTTGAGAAACTCCGACCAGCACCTGAACAGCTTGACGGCGCCCTCGACGTCATCCGTGCGGGTGTAGTCACGCAGGCACTGGCGACCGACCTGGATAATGTTGCCCGACTCGTCGCGCACCAAGAACGTCGCAGCGCGCGAGCGGTCCAGGCCGCAGTGCTGGCAGCGGCTGCCGACGACGCGATAACCATCCAGATCGCCGTCGTAGCCCGGCGCGCGCAGGACGAGGTTGCCGCCGTCAAGGTGGTCGAGCTTGGCGACAAACGCGAAGCCGGCAATCACGGGAACGGTGCCCGTGAGCCTGACGTCCAGCACCCAGCGCACCTTGCGTAGCTCGTTAGCTAGGTAGGCGTCGCTCTTGGTCACGAACTCCGATCGGGGGGCACCCGCGGTGACAGTGACGGGCGCCATGCCGAGCTTGGCCGCGCGCTTGTTGAGCTGGGCCACGCCGGCTCGGAGGACATCCAGGCGACTGGCCGGGATGACGTAGCTGCCGTCCTTGTTCTGGCGTTCCATGGCTCGGTATACGGCTAGTATATACGGAACCTTCCCCGGTGGTCACCAGAATTTTATAGGCCGCTAATCCCGTGGATTTAGCATGCTGAGGCCCCTGGTCTCGATCTTGAAGGCGTCGAGCAGCCGTTGTGGGAAGGGCGCGCCACTGTATGGCTACAAGACCAGCACCAGTCTCGATCTTGAAGGCGTCGAGCAGCCGTTGGGTGGGGTCTGCGGAGGAGGGGTTGGCGCATGGCCCCCATAGCGGTCTCGATCTTGAGGGCGCCGAGCAGCCGTTGGGTGAACGCGCGGCGAACTCCAGCAGCGTTCTCCTTTTTACCAGTCTCGATCTTGAAGGCGTCGAGCAGCCGTTGGTGTAAACGCGCGCTCGATCTCGTCGGCCATGGCTACGTCATGTCTCGATCTTGAAGGCGTCGAGCAGCCGTTGATGGTCGAGCAGCCGCTGTGGGCGAACAAGACATTCGCGCTCGATAATCCCGTCCAGGGGGTCTCGATCTTGAAGGCGTCGAGCAGCCGTTGGGTGACGAAGCGGGCGCACGCCGACTGCAGGTTGATCCGCGGTCTCGATCTTGAAGGCGCCGAGCAGCCGTTGCGGGGGATTGCCAGGAACCCCAGACCTACGAGCCACGAGCCAGGTCTCGATCTTGAAGGCGCCGAGCAGCCGTTGCGGGATGCAGCCGCCAGCGTGTAGACGGCGACGGACCAGTCTCGATCTTGAAGGCGCCGAGCAGCCGTTGCGGGCTCCAAGCCTGTCGATTTCTTCTCGCCCTGGTTGCCCTGTCTCGATCTTGAAGGCGCCGAGCAGCCGTTGCGGGTTGCGGGGCCTGGAAGGGTGGCTCGAAGAGTACGGGCGGTCTCGATCTTGAAGGCGCCGAGCAGCCGTTGCGGGGTGTCCCCGAAAAGAGCTAGGATTTCAAGGAGCGAGGGCCCGGTTTGCGAGCACCTCCGCTTACGGTAGCGGATCAGGCAGCCCAGTGTCTACCAGGGATTACCAGTTTGACGACGGCTGCCAGTAAATATTCGCAGGATCCATCGTTTTGCGAGCGCCTCCGGGGTTTTGGCGACCACCGAGGCGCTCGCGCCTCAGCGCCGCCAAAGGCGCGGAAACAGACCATTGAGCTGCCGGCGCCGAGCCTCGCAGGGGGTACAGGGCTCGATACCCAGAGCCTTGGTGGCGCGCGCCACCATGTCTCCGGCCCCGTAGTGCCCCTGCGCGGCGCTCTGGTGCTCCTGGTGGGACTGGGCAAACGCATCCACGCCTGCGGGCGCGCCAGCGGTCGCCTGCGCTCCACAGGCCGTGCAGCGCACGGCAAATCCCTGCGTTAGCTGGACGTACTGGACCCAACGGACTCGGGGGTGCTGCTGCATCGCAGGGCCAGGATAGCTCTGGCCGTCGCAAAAGTCAGCTGCTGGTGGTTGCCGGTCCCGGTTCGCCACTCCTGGCGGATTTCTACCAGGAATCTCCCAGCGTGGGCTCGCACTCGCACGTCAGCGCCCGGCACCAACCACGCTAGCTCTTGGAGTTTCATGGGTGCGATCCTGCCGATCCCCGAACACCTGGGCCAAGTTTTCATCGGAGGTGTTCCACGAGCTGTGCTAACTGCGCATCCCAGCTCCACTCTTCGATCACCGCCGGGGCCTCCGAGACTGCACGCTGGCTCATTCCGATCCAGTCAGCGTGCGCGGCTCGGAGAGCGGAGGCAATGTCCTCAGGGCGCACCGCCTGTGCAAGCGCGGCCGGTCCGTCGTCGATGGGGACCAGCTCCGGCAACTGATCGATACCGATCACGCCGCCGCCGCGCACGTGACCAGCACTGTGACCCGTCGTTATGGTTGCGATGCACGGAACGCCGCTCGCGCGAGCTTCGAGCGGCGTGAGCCCGAAACCTTCGGCCCGCGACGGGCAGGCTATTACGTGCATGTGCCCGAGCAGCGACGCCATCACTTTCGGCAACATGTCGCCGCGAGGCAACAAGCTGATGTTCGTCGGCAACTGGATACCCCGGTCCATGAAGCGCTCCACAAGGGCCGCGCGCGCCAAGGGGTCGAGAATGAGAAAAAGCTCGGCCCTTGGCGGTAGCGAGTCACCGAGCAGCATCCAAGCCTCGATCAGATCGACCGTACCTTTGCGTTCGCCGGACGTCGTCGAGAAGTGCGCGACGCGAAACTCACCCGCAGAAAAAGCCTCGCGGGTCTTCTCGATCTCCTTGGGGACCGGCGCAAACCCGGATACGCCGTGGCGAACGGTATGCACCTGCACCACGACGCCCTCGCTGACGTACGTGCACCAGACCTCTCCGTCCTCGACGTATCTCAGTCCCATCTCGCAGAGCGCCTCGGCGATCATGGTGGTTCCCCACGCCGAGCACGACAGAATGCGCGGCTCCGGGAGCTTCAGGATCTCACCCAACAGCTCCTTCGGTACGAAGGTACTATTGGGCGTAACCGTGACCCAGTGACGCTCGTGCTTAGCGCCCCGCTGCATCGTGCCCACGAGATTCAGGTTGCCGGTGAACACGCCGTCGCGCGCCTGCGCGCCCGGAGGCGCCTCCTCCTCCTCGCTGCCACCGGACCTATCGAGCGCCACGAAGCCTTCGAGCAGCTGCGCGCGCTCCAGCACTCCGCGGAAACCGCGCGTCACGACTGCCAGCGATCCGTTTCCTACGTCGCGACCGTAGAGGCGAACGCTCACGGGTCCGCAGGATCCTGGGGCCCAGCGGCCACCTCGTCGAGGTATTGTAGGATGGCCTCTACCATTGCTGCGAGCAGCTGCTCCGAGGTCGGGCTTGCCGCACCGTGCTCATTGCAGATTGTGACGCACAGTTCCTGGATACGTTCGCTTGGTTTCACCGGGGTTCACCTTTCATTGCGTAGCGCGCCTCTGGCGGCAAGGCGACATCGACTAGATCCCGCATCTGAGCGCCAACGGCGCGCATAGAGAAACGCTTCTCGAAGTTTTGAGGTCGCTCGAATGTCTCGGGGATCTGTGCTCTTCGGAGCCCATCCACTAGGTCACTCAGATCATAGTCGGCCCATCGGGCGCCGTGCTCCCACTTGTAGCTGGGATCGACGGGACCGAGCCGGTACGGCACGGAGATGTCATCATCGTCAGCAAAGTCAACGACACCGCCATACGACACATATACAAGCGCGTTACCGGCGAGCTTTGCATCGAAGCTCGGTATCCCCCACGCCTCGCCGTGGCTAGCCGACACGTAGATGTTGTTCTCGTGATGGAGCCTCACGATCATCGAGCGCTTCACGCGCCCGTCGAGGATCGTGATGCGCTCACGCATGAGCTTGTCGGTCCAGCCGATGGATCGAAGCAGCGCTTCTTCGAGTGCTGCTTCTGGTGTCGGGTAACCGGGCCACTGACCGTTGCCTGAGTACTTGATCGTGAGGGAAACCTTGTCCTCTGGCGTGAACGCCGTCAGAAACGCTCTCATCAGATTGTAGAAGCCCTTGCGCGGCTCCCAGCGACCGATCGAGTAGAAGCGGCGCCAGCCATCGTGGTAGCCAGCAGGTCGCTTCGTGCACACGTGGATCATGTCATCGTCGCGGTACGGGTGCGGTACGACATGCATACGCTCGGCTGGCACACCGCTCGCGATGAGCATGTGTCGATTGTGCGAGCACGGCACCCAGCACTGCTTCACGCGCGCCAAGTGCTGGGCGATTCCGGGATCGATACGGTCGCGCTCCCAGACGCTGTAGACGATCGTGTTGTCGTAGATGCCGTCGCGCATGGCCATCTGCGCTTCGATGTTGTCTTCGAGCGGGATGGCGCCTCGCGGCATCAGGAGCTGCCTGCAGTGCTCAGCGCTCCGAATGACCACGTGTTTGATGACAGGCCGGAAGGTCGCGATGTCGGTACTCAAGATGTGGCCCACCTCGGAGGTCACTTCAGACGGCATACCCGCCACATGCACCGGCTCGGCGACGCCGTGCTCACTCACCACCACGCCGGAGAACGAGCGCAGGATGAGCGGCACACCGGTGGCGGCGAGCGCACTTGCGTGTAGGCGCACCGCCTGCGCTGTGCCGTCGCTTGGCGTCTCGAACTCGCCCTGGTACAGGATACCGTAGGGGTGTTCGGCCGGCGCGCTCGGGGTGAAGTAGTTCTCACCTTCACGCGCGCGCACCTCATCCATGTCGGCGTGACCGAGCTGCTCGACATCCTGCTCGTTCAGCATCTCTTACCCGTGCCCATGCAGGAGTTGCACTGTACTGGACCGAGTACGTTAGGCAAAACGTACTTGGTAACACTGCCTGTCCCGCTACATGCGCAGCAACGTCGTTTGCTTTTCGGCACGAGCTTCGCGAGCAAGAACCGTTCTCCAGCTCGTCGGTCGAGTGTAGCCGAAAACGTGGACACCTACACCTCCCTCACAACGCTATTGTCGATGACGAAGCGCATGCCACAGCCGAGGTTGGGGCAAGTGACGACTTCGTGCAGATGGATCGTGCCGGCGAGCGTCACGATGTGCTGCGGGTTCTTGGGGTTCACCCACAGCTCACCGGCGCGCCGCTGGTCGAGGTCGAAGCGCTTGTGCGTTTGGCTGAACTTGAAGTTGTCGGTGATGCCGCGCAGAGCACACCGGAAACAAGCCATGTTCAAACTCAGCGTGCCGTCGTCCGCCACGATCAGCTCGCACTCGATGTAGTCGAGCACGACGTTGTCCTTGGCGTGGCGCACTTCGAGCACGATGCCAGCGAAGTCCTTGTTGCCTCCGATCACCTTCTTGTACTGCTTGGCCTCGCCGGTGCCGGACTCAGCGAGTCGTCGGCGCTCGTCTTCGAGGGCGCGGCTCTTCTCGGCCTCTGCCTTCTGTTTTGCGAGCTGCAGCTCGTAGGCACTCGTCATCGTGCCGCCGCGCATCCAGGACATCATCGGGTTCTCGATGGTGCGTGGTGGCGTAGAGACAGGCTCAGCAGGTGCTGCCGGCGACTTCGGCGTCTCGTCGCTGCTCACGCTTTGACGCTCCTCGATTGGATCACCCAAGGCATAGGGATCTTATACAACTCCTTGAGCTTGCGCTGTATCGCTATGCGCGGCACCCAGGCGCACTTGATCCAGGCGTTCACCGATTGCTGTGAGCAACCAAGCTCCTCACTGACGAGCCGCTCGCTGCCTTTGAGGATTACAACTTCCGCCAGCATCTGTTGCTGAGACTTCTTTTTGGCCATCGGGTTACCAGTTTCTACCAGTGGCCTGCGTGCGGACGCAAGGGTGAGGCCTTTTTCCTGGAGATGATGGGGGCAAGCTTCCCACTTTTTGCTGATTGGTGAGGTTCCGAGGCATCCTAGTGGGGTGCAAGTCCTCGACGTCGCCGGTCTCCGCAGCAACACCTCGTCGGCGTTCCGGAGCGCGCTCGCCGAGATGGCACTCTCGCTAGGTCTCAACCCGAGCTACATCGCAGCCTCCATGGCGATCGAAACCGGGCGCACCTTCTCGCCGTCCATCCAAAATCCCTACACGCGAGCGACGGGTCTGATCCAATTCATGCCCGCGACGGCGAGAGCCATGGGCACCAGCATCGACGCGCTCAAGAGCATGAGCGCCATCGAACAGCTCGCGTACGTGAAGCTATTCTTCCGGCCTCACATTGGTCGCATTCGGCCGGACGTGCCCGGCGACTACTACCTGGCCATCTTCTACCCAGCGCTCGTGGGGCGCGATCCGAGCAGCGTGATCTTCTCGGCCGGCGACACGGGCTACGCCCAGAACTCTGGGCTCGACCGCAACGGCGATGGCGTCATCACGGCGGGTGACGTAACGGCCACAGTGGACGGGGTCGTGGCGAATGCCAGGACGCGACCGCCGATCGATGTGACGGTGGGCACCAGTGTCTTCACCTGGGCCTTCGGGGGGCTGGTGGTGAGCCTAGTCGGCTACGCGCTCTATGAGCGGCGCCGCGATGTCTCCCACTTCTTGGAGAAGCGCCTAGCGGCGTGAGAGACTTTCGCCAATGCGTCCCTCTTCGAAGCAATGGCTCTACGCGGGCCTCGCCCTCGTTGCCGGCGTCGGTGTCGTGCGGTTGATGAGCGGTCCCCGAATCAAGAAGGGTCTACGGGTGCTGCTGATCGGTGACAGCCTCGCGGTAGGCACCGCGCCCCACTACGGCGCGCTCGCCAAGGAGGCCGGCGTCAACTTCAGGTCGCTCGCCATCGTCGGCACGCGCATTGACCAGTGGGCTAACTCTGCCGACCTCGCCAAAGCGATCCAGGAGTTCAACCCGCAGCTCGTGCTCATTTCGCTCGGCACGAACGACGCTTTCATGCGAGGCGATGTCATTGCCAAACAGCACGCGGCGCTGGATAAGCTCATCGCACTGCTCGGCGACCGGGACATCGTATGGATAGGGCCACCGACGCTGCCCAACCCACCGACGCCCGGCATGGTGACGATGATCCAGGAGGCCGCTGGCAGCACGCTGGCGCCCCGCTATCACTACTTCCACAGCGAGCGCCTCTCAATCCCGCGTGGCCCAGACGGCATCCACCCGACCGTGCGAGGCTACGCTGGCTGGGCTGGCGCCGTGTGGCACGGGCTCAGTTAGAGCGGGTCGAAACCCCAGAACCTGTTCCAGCGGTAGGCCACGTGGGCCACCACCGAAAGCGCGCGGCAACGAAGGCAGGTGATGGACTCAGCCATCGCCCGCTCGTACCGCGGCGAGTCGGCGTACTCACCGGGCTGGAGTTCGTGCTTGTCGCATTTTACGGGAGTCACATGGCCTCTATTTGCTCATGGCTTGGGTCTTGGAAATGAACTCAAGAAAGCGCTCTTCGTTCTGCTTGTTGATGCGCATATTCACAATGTCAGTGCGCTGCACAAACAAGATCCCGTCCAGGTGATCGACCTCGTGCTGCACCACGATGGCGCGGAACTTGGTCCACAGGGCATCGATCGCCTTGCCTCTTCGGTTGAGAGCTTGGACGCGCACCGTGAGCGGGCGCCGCACCTCACCGATGACGCCTGGCACCGAGAGACAGCCTTCGCTCGACGTGTCGGTTTCGTCTCCCACTGGCGTAATGACGGGGTTCACGAGCACGGTGAGCGGCTTCTCCACGACTACGATGCGCACCGACTCGTGGATCTGCGGCGCCGCAAGCCCGACGCCCGTCGTGCTCTTCAGTGTTTGGATCAGGTCGTCGATGATCTGCTGCATCTCCGGTGTGGCTAGCTCTTCGCGCGTGATCTCGCGCGCCACCTGCATCAACACTGGGTCGCCCATCATTGCAATCGGTCGGATCATGCCTTCGCGAAACTGGTAACACGTGCTCCGCGGCGACAGCAAGCTCAGAGTCCAAGGCGCTTCAAAACCCGGTCGATCGGGCCAGGGTTGAGGTAGGCGTAGGTCGCCGCGCCCAGCACAGCAGCGCCCCCGAGTAACCATGGCCACAGCGGCGCATTGCGCTCGGCTTCGTCGATAAGCGGCTGAATTGAGTAGAACTCGATGTTGCCGTTCTTGACGAAGCGCACCCGGGGCTCAATGCCGGGCTGGTTACCGTCGATCGAGGTCACCATGCCCGTCGCGGCATCGTAGGAGACCACTAGGGCCTGGTGCCCGAACGGCACCGGCACGAACACGATGTCGCCAGGTAGCGGCGCTGCGACGCGCGGCAGGCCAAGCGGTGAAATGAAGCCGAGCCCAATCTGCCAGTGCGCGCCTTTCGCGAGCCCTGCCTTCTGAAGCGAGCGCAGAATGAATGCTCCGCAATAGTCACCCTTGAACGGCAGCTCGTCTGGTCGCAGCAGCTCGCGCCAGTAGAGGTCGGGCCTCCCTTGCGGGAACTCCTCCCACTCTTTGATGGCGGCACGAACGGCGTCGGATCGGTAGCTCATGGCAGTTCGGAAATCGCGTCCCAGCCGGACAGGCGACGGGCTTCCACAACGTCCGCCATGCCGTTGGCTTTGAACAGTCTACCCTGGCCCGAGGTGGCGTCCGGATCGAGGTTGCGTGCCCAGCGATTGCGTAGGTCATCCACGGTTGCGTCCGATTGTCCGTTGGCGATGTAGACCAGTGAGAGCAGGCTCACCGCATCCTCGCTCAGTCCACGCACATCGAGCGCAAGCAGCGCCACGTCGCTCGTAGCGATGATCAGGGTCGGATCTTCCAGCACTTCGTGCCAGAGCACGTACAGGTCAGAGCCGTCCGTCGTGACACCGGGAAGCGTGGTCACGATCTCGGCCGCCACTAGATTGTGCTCGACTAGCGACTTGTAGCTGTACGTGTCGAAGGTCTTCTCGGTGGTCTTTTCGATGTCGACATTCACCGTGTTGACGTAGACGATCTTTCCTTCGACGCTCGCGACTCTGTTGAGTTCATACGGTTCGAGATCGAGATCGACTCCCTCCTCTGTCTCCTCGTTCTCCTCGACGTGCTCACCGGTGAGACCCTGCTTCAGCGCCGCTGCCCACCAACGATCGGCCTCGCGTGAACGATCATTTGTGTCAGAACAAATGCCGTCGCCAGTGTCATGCGTCGAAACATCCACACGGTGCCTGAATTGCAGGTGAGCGGCGTCGCAGATCGCGGAGTACAGCGCGGTGCCGTAGCCCATGCCTTTGACGGTAACGCCTTGGGGCGTATGCACACGCGGATAACCTGTCGCAGCTGCGGCATCTTCTTGTCCGCTAGCTAGGTAGCCGTAGCCGAGCTTTTGAAGCAGTGACTCCTGGCGTAGGCTGCGAATGCTGACGTACTCTCCATCCGTCGTGGCAAGCACGGGCTCTTTCGTCTTGGGGTTGATGATGAGGCCCAGCGTAGTGAGCCCCGCAATGGAGCGCGTCGCGCGGGCTATCTCCGGTCCTGGCGCCTGGAGGCGAAATTCCTCGTTGCGACGATAGCGGCGCATCACGACACGCTCTCGCCAGTGCCGCGGCGGTAGCGGCGCACGATCTCGAAGCTGCTACTCGAAGGCAGGCTCCCGAAACTCACGGCACAATCATCGGTCCCTTCTGCCGCGCCACCGCTGGCCATCTGTTCTGCCTCGTCGAGCGGGTACGGGCCGTAGGGGCCTTCTTTGGGCGTGCCGTCGGGAAGGATCACCCAGACGTAGTGGCCGAAACTGTTTGGTGTTTGCCCCGCTCCGTTGAGCTTGAACCCGATGGTGCTGCCACCAGAACCCCCGCGCCTTGGTGGAAGCCTACGGTTCGCTTCTTCTAGCGAAACGACGTCGCCGCTTGGAATCATCCTGACCAAGCCACTTCTGAAAACACCATGCTCGTCAGCGTCACCGACGTGATCGTAGCCGTAGTCACCGCGCTTGCTCGTGTCGATCGTTTCGCGATGAACCGTGGTTCCGGAGTCACCCGTGGTGAAGTCGTAGCCAGAGAAGCTCTGCTCCCGTGTGCGGGAGGTTCTCTTGCGGGCGTTCGGTGTCTGATCAGGCTTCCGATGCCTGGCCATTCGCGCCGCAGCGAGTTCATTGCGTTCCGCAGCGAGTTCCTTTCGAAACTGCTTCGTAAAGCTCTCGTTGAAGCTGCGTAGCGCCCGGAAGGCTCGATCAAACCCCGACTTCGCTGATCGCCACTCAGGTGTCGCTGTGACGCTGTCAGGCGTCCTCCCCATGGGACCCTTCGGAAAGCGGTTCAGTTCGTCGCTGTATCTACGAACTTCCGCATCCAACTGATCCCTGACGCGCTTCGCTTCCTCGAATGTCATTGCGTTGGGCGTGTAACGCCCGTGACGGGCATTCGGTGTTTGCTGAGTCTCGTTAGGAGTCACGATGACAGCTGGGATCTCGTCCCAGTTCATGGCGGTGGCATAGTTCACGCGACCGCGCCCATCAGCGATTGCCACCATGTTGGGTGCCTCTACGATCACGATAGGCGGCATCTGCTCCGGCGAGGCCCACTGCTCGGCACGGTCCGCCCACCCGGAGCCACGGAACGACCGGATGTCTTGTGCGTCGGCGCCGCTGTCCAGATCCAGCCAGCTGCTTAGGTCATCGTACTGACCCAAGTCTTGCATGCGGATCATCATGGGCTCGGTTACCGCGACGTTCGACCTGTTCAGGTCAGAGTCGTAGTCGCTCATGTGATCCAGAGCTGCGTCGATGTCGTCGTCCAGGTTGCTCAGGTTGTAGTGGGAGGTTCGCTTGCGGGCGTTCGGTGTCTGCTCGCGCCTGATCCCAGAAATTCCGAACTTTTCCAGCGTGACCCCGCCGCGCACCAGAGCCGCGCTCAGGTCGTCCGGATGCACATTCTCCCGCGCGCGCCTTCGATATTCAGCGTCGCTCACCCCGCGGCGCTTGATCTCGCCGCCGATTGCGCCGTCGAGTTCGTCGCCGTGAAGATGGCTCAGTAGCGTTGAGCAGTAGGCGTCCAGATCATCGATCCTGGTGCTCTCCGCCTCATCCGGTATGTTGCCGCTTGGGGAGTTCGGTGTGTGCGCGTGGCGCAGGTAGATCGCGAAATCTAAACCTAGTTTCGTGAGGTCACTCTCACTGAGGAAGTTACCATCAGGGCTAACTAGCTCGCGACCGCGACGCCCCTGTTGAACCACCCAACCAGACTTCACCAGACGCGCGATATGATCTCCGCGTAGTGCAAATTCACCACGGACACTCACCTGCTTGCCCAGGACATCTGAAGCCCGCCTTTTCGCAGTCGGGCTCAGCGTGTCCGTAAATCCAAACCATGAGTCATGCAGGTCTTGCGCCGCCTTGGCGTCAGACTCAGCTCCCCTGGCCCTGCTGCGGCTGACTTCCCTCAAGCGATCGATCTCGTCAAGTCGCTCATCCTTAGCGAATACGATCGCGTTGGGCGTGTGTCCCTCCCTCGCAGCGCGAGACGCTAATCGCGCTTTTTCTGCCGCTAGGTTGGCTCGGCGGGTAGCGGCGTCCGCGGTGTGCTTTCCCTCACGGTGCCAATTCAAGCAAGCCGAGCACGCCACGATGGGGGCTTCGACCTTCGGTTTTCTTGCTGCCTTGCGGGGCCGCATGAATCCCTGTTTTTGCAGATCAGCAAACCGAGATGCGGGGGATGTTGGGTCGCTCATGTTTGGGGTGTGCTCCGCGTCTCGCGCAAATCGTTTCACTGCCTGAATGATCTTAGCTTTCTCCTTCTCCGTAGGTCGATCGCGTCCTCTCATCTCCCAGCCTGCTGTCGGCTGAACATTGGGCCCGCGCTCGTAATCTAAATCGTACACCCGGACAGTTAGCCTGCTCGTGCCACCATCGATCTCCACAAGGAATGATCCCGGTCGAGGTGATGAAACTCTCTCGATGGTGAACTTTTCACGGGCGGGTTTTGGGCGTCCGTAACTGTAAATGTCTGCCATGTTTGGGGTGTGCTCCACGTTCTCTTGCCAGTCGCCAATATCCGTAGCGATGTCGCCGATGGTCTCGTTGTCGCGGCGCGGCAGCGCCTTTCGTTCCATCCGAGCGATGGCTCCTATCCGGAAAAGCGCCACGCTTTCGTGCGGGATGTCGGTGGTGCTCAGCGTGTCACGCAGCATGATTCCATCCAAGCCTTTCTCCTTGAGAAGGCCGACCATCCAGCCCCAGCGCTCAAGGATCCCGAAGTCCGCGTGCTGCCTCCAATCCTCTTCGGTCCAAGCACCCATGCCGTGGCGGTTGGCTTCGTTCTGTGCATCGAACGCTGCTCGAATTGCGGGGTTGCTCAGATCAGTCAGGGCGGCCAGCTTGACTCTCGGTTTTAGTTCGATCTCCCAGACGTACGAGACGTCGCTCTTCGAGTACGACTTGTTGCCGTACTGAAAGGCGACTCGCGGGTTGGCCGCTAGCCACAGGATCCCAAAGCCGTTCAGCCTGGGCTTCGAGTAGTCCTTCGTGGTGCCGTGGTAGAGACGCATCATGCCTCGTAGGCGCGCTCCCACCATTCGGTGGCCACCGCATGCGGGTCCTCACCCTGCTTGGTAGATTCTAGGTAGCTCGCTTGCCCTTCAAGCTCTTCGAGTGCGGCATCCTTTTTTTCTACATGCTCTTTCATGGCCACGAAAGCCAAGTCTGTGGGGCCCACGCCGGCCGCCTCAATGAGAGCTAGGGCTAGAGCGACCGAGCGCTCGGCGTACGCAATACTTTCGCGCTTGGCTTCCGCGTCCTTCAGCACCTTCGAGATGACGCCGTCGATCCTGACACTGCGGGCAAGTTCTTTTTTCTCCTCAATCTCGATAGCGGCAGATATGGCTCTAGGTTTCAGATCGCGCAAAAACTCTGCGTGGCGCTTGGTGCCGCGCCGGATCTTCAGCTTCTTCAGCTGTCCAGAAATCTCATCATCGAGCCCACTAAAGTCGGCGGTTCGTTGCCCGTATTCGTAGTATGAGGCGCGCGACTCCGAAGCATCTCGACCTCGGCCACTGCGTTCCCACGTTTCGTTCAGGCCCCTGGCGATCATGTTCAAGGACACATCGCGAGCGCCAACGTAACCCACCAGTGGGCTGTGATACCTGGATGCCAACTCCATTTGATCCGTTTTCAGGCCAACGCTCTGGAGCACCGCGACACATCCCGCCAGCACGGCACCGTACTCGTTCACGTCACCACCGCGACGCAGCTCTTCCATCACGGCATCGTATGCGCCGCTGAATAGTTCATCGGGTGAAGATGATTGGTTGGGGACGTAACGCCCGTGACGGGCATTCGGCGTTTGCTCTGGTCCGAGGTAGTCGTCGATGTACTCGCGCGCCGCGCGTATCGTTGAGACCATCTTGGTGCCGCCGCTACCAGCCTCACCCAAATGGATCAGGTACTGGCGACCAATGTTGCGACCCTTGCCGGAGCGACGGTGTATTCCTTCGCCGGTGTAGTAGCCCAACTGGGTGGCGTTCTCGATCACTTCGATCCGAAGGCCCCTGTACTCCGTGTCAGATGCGTTCGGCGTCTGTTCATCGTAACGCCCGTCGCACCGGGACTCGCACCCCACTGCGCCACCCTCGCTAAAGCCGCCGTCGATCCACTTCATTTCCTCGCCGCACCTTGCGCATGCCGTTCTATCTCTAAGCACTCCACCCCACGGACTCACCTGGTGACCTCGCGCGATTGCGTCTACCAGCGCTTTCTCTTTAGGTGAACGGTTTCCCAAGGAAAGGATTCGGATCTTTCCAGCCAGTGCCGTCGCCGCGCGCGACGCGCGCCAGTCCCCACCCGGGCCATCGCTCTCACTGTTTGCGATGTCGTTGAGCAGGTTGGCGACGTCAATGCCGCGCTCGGCTGGGTACGCGATTTCGGAGGCCGTCACCTGAGTGGGCCACCAATCCTCCCGCTCGTCGTCATGATCGTGGTCGTCGCAGTGGATCTGCACGATGGACATCTGCGCGGGGGTCACCTTGACCCGTTCGCGGCCTAACATGTCGATCCCGTTCGGCGTGTGTCCCTGCGCGTTGCTCGGTTCAAGCATGTCCCTGGAGACCAGATCCACGACTACCTCGCGCGTTGCTGGATCGCCGCATGCACCACAGTCAAATTTAGGCTTGTCGTAACGGAGCATTGACTCCGCTAGCTGTTTACGCCGCGTGGTCGACCCCTCGGCCTCCTCAAGACAGTCTTCACAGATACCAAATACCTTTGTCTCGTGCGGCGAGGCTGGGCGCTCAGGTCCCTGTTTACCGATGCGTGAGAGGTACAGCTTCTCGCCGATGTCCCATGCCGCATCGCCCTCCCATGCCGTGTAGCTCGGGTGCTTATGCGGCGGATTGTCTCTCCGTTGTAGTCTCACTCTGCCTTGATCCAAGGCCTCGCCGAGCGTCAGCACATCGCCGTTCGACAATCGAATCCTGTCCGATGCTTTGGTTCTGCCATTCGGCGTGTGCTTGGGATCGTTGCGGTCATGGTAGAGTTCACCGAACCGCTCACGCGATAGGTACGGTAAGCCCGTGAGGTGGTCCAGGTCTACGCCGGTCCCAAGCGCCCATGCGGCTTGAAAGCGCGTGTGGACGGGCACCACGCACTTGACGGGCCAACCGATTGACCTGGCTCCATCGGTCGCAGCCGCGCGAGTCGCAAAGATGCGAACCTTCGAACCGTCAACCTGAACGCTCATGCCGGGATCCTGCCAGCGTTCAGGGAAAAGGGGCAACTTCGGGGAGCTACAGCGAAATTACCCGCTGCGTAGGCGGATCTTTAGAACGGCAGATCGTCTTCGTCGCCACCGGCGTGGCCGTAGTCTTGATCGTCGTAGCCACCACCACCGCCACCGCCACCGCCGTCACCCTTGTCTTCATGGTGCTCGCGGCGATTCGGGCGAGCCCGCTCCGGGTCGTTCGGTTTGCTGCGCGGGTTGTTGCTGCCGCCAAGGATTACGTTGCTTACTACGACCTCGGTCTTGTAGCGCTTGATACCCTCGCGATCCTCCCAGCTCGCGGTCGAGAGCTTACCCTCCACGAAGATTTTGGCACCCTTGCGCAGGAACTTCGAAAGAGCTTCAGCTCGTTTCCCCCACACGACACACCTTATCCATTCGGTCTTCTCTTGGCGCACGCGATTCTTGTCGAGGTAGCTCTCGGAGCACGCGACGCTCATCGTCATCACGGACTGCCCGCTCTGCGTGACCCGTAGCTCCGGATCTTGTCCGAGGTTTCCCATGATGTAGACCTTGTTCAGACCGTCAGCCATTCTTTCTCCCTTGTATCCAAACCAGGCACAGCATCGTCGCCACGAATAGACTTAGGCCAGTAGACGCAAGCGCGAACCAGAGCGGCATGATGGGCCCGCGCGCGCCCCATGAGAACCCCGACAGGAGGCTCACCGCGCCCAAGAACACAAAGTAACCGATCCCAACCAGTAGCCCTAGCCAAGGCCGGGGCGGCGTGTGAGTCATCGCAACTCGCGGCAACGGCAGATGTGAGCGCTCTTGGCGCAGAGGCACAGGCGATAGGCGCGCCGCGCGACGCGCGCTCGCGTCCGAGGGGCGATCTGATTTCCAGCCATGGATCACGCGCTGCCGGCAGTGCTCGTCGAAGTCTACGCGCGACAGATCGTATGCATCGGACCAGCCGCACTCCCCGCACAGACGGCAGATGTATGCAAACTTCCGTTCGAGGTTCGTTTGTCCCGAGTAGACCCGGTCGTGATCGCAGCCTTTCATGGTTGAGTCGGTCCGGACGGTCCGCCCCCCTTTTCCAAGGCGTCGATCAGCGCTTCCACTGCGTGGATCAAGTTCAGGTGCAGCCGGTACGGGCTAGACTCGCCCAACTTGTTTTGATGCCAAACGGCTTCAGCCTTAGCCTTAAAAGCCCAACCGCGCGCTTCTGTAATTGAGTCGTGCTGCTCAATCTCGTGGGATTTCTCGGACATGTCGCCAGGGTCGCCACAGATGCAGCTCAGCTTGTTGCAGGATCCGCAGAAGTCGTTGGACCCAGTAGCCACATTGTCTTTTGCTTTGCAGTACGCGGACAATCGGCGCCGCAAAACTTCCAGCTCCTCTCGGTCCCCCAAGAGATCGGTAACCTGTTTTTCTAGCCGCTCCCTGCCCGCGCGTTCGGCGGAGAGCTTCTTGCGCAGCTTACCGACCTCTGCACAAAGCCCATCGAAATCTTTCGTTGCCTCATACTCGCCGGTATCGCCATTCATCCGCATGCAACCAAGCGCCTCGGCGAGATCATCAACCATCTCAATTTCTTCGTTGATGCGGCTACCCGCGGGGACGAAGCCGGCCAGGGCCAGCGTCTCCTGATTTGCCGGGTAGCTCGCGTCCAGATCGCTCCGGTGAAACCAGTACAGGTCCCACTCGTCTTGGCGTTTGGGTTGATCGGTCTCGGTGGTGAATGTGATCATGATCTCCTCGGCATCGGGATTACCAGGTTCGCGTCGACCGCTGCAATCTCGACTATTACGAGCACCGAGTGCTTGGTCCAGTCGTGCATGGTCTGCTTCTCGTGACCAGCGACGATCATCAGCGACTCCCACTCCGCATCGGTTAGGTAGAGCGTGAGGCGCTTGGTGCAATCAGGTTTATCTTTCGTCACGGTTGCTTCTTCCTGACGTACGCCATGATCTCCTGACGCCTCGCTTCGTACTCTTCTGAGCCCTCGGCGCCGACGTGCTTTTTCTCCCGGAAGAAATCGGGGTCTAGTTTCTCCAGCGCCATGGCGTACACGATCGCGGTCATCGCAAAGTGACACGTGTAGTTTTCAGCCTGCCCACACTCGACGGCGTCCTTGAGGCCATGGACGATACCTGCTGGTCCATACGTCATCCCGCAACTTCTTACGTCGAACAGTTCGGCGGCCACGTCAGTGATCTTGCGTCTCTTCATCAGGCGATGCAGCTCACCGACCAAGTTCTGCGCACCGTCCTTCTCCAGGATCGCTTTCAACGCTTCGAGGCAGTGGGTGTCCGTGATCAAAAAGAACGGCCCCATCTGGCCCGGGACTTTGGTGGCTTCTGGTTTCGTCATCTTGGCTCCACGGCAGTGACACTCAGGATCTTCTTCGCGAGTCGGTACATTTGATCGATGTCCGGGTATTCGCGCGCGAGCGCGCCCAGGACCGACCGCGCCAACTCTTCCGCGTCGTAGTACAGCACGGAGCTTTTCTGGACAATCTCGCGTATGTGGTTGCGCTCCAGCGATATTGGCTGCTGTTCGAGCCACGCGATGTCCTGGCTCACGAGTTGATCGTAGGCGCTGCGATTGAGCTTCATCGTCATCCGGTTTTCTCCGACGGGAACTTGCGTACCGTCACCAGCTTGTTCAGTGGCGCACCGGCGTACACCAGCCAGTTGTACTCGTTGCAGATGGTGCCAGTGGCGGGCACGCCCGGGTGCAGGCGCGCGAACTCCTCCAGGCATTCACGCTCGACACGGTCGCGCTCGTTGTGCCAAGCCTGGTGCTTGGCGCAGCAGGCTTCCGAGCAGAGCACGTACGGGTGTCTCGCCAAGGTGAGACCATTTTCCGGCACTAACTTCGGCGCCGGCACGAAGATCACGTAGCCGTAGTCCTTGCCGGCCCACTTGCCGCACTCGCAGCACTCCCAGCGCCACTCGTTGTCGATCTGCCACTGGAGCAGGTCGCCCTTGAAGTCGTCCAGCTCGGCGATGCGCCTGAAGTCTTCGACCTCCAGGTATTCGATCTCTAGCTCGTGCGCGACCGCCGTGCGCCCTTGGCCGCGCGTCTCCGCCCACACGATCGATTGCTCACCTTCGCCGTTTCTACCGGTCCCCGACAGGAGACCAATGCGCTCAGCCGTGCGCTCCAGCCACCGCTCCGACCACGTCATGGGCGAGCCGTCTTGATCTTGTCTCGGATTTCGAGCGCCTGCTTGATGGCCTTGTCTTCGTCGGCGCCGACACCGATCCAGCGTCCGTCCGGACGCTCACCGCGCAGGACAGCGCGAATGGCGCCACCGGGCTCGGCGCGGAGAATCACATCGTGATCGGGTGAGGCGTGCAGCCAGTCTTTGATGTTCATGGGGTCGCTTTCTTTTTCGGTGCTTCTTCTTCGGGCGTGTTGATGACGTCCCAGAGCCCGCGTGTAATGTCGGGACTCCAGGTAACCCACGAGTACTCACTGCTGTCAGATCGCGTCGTGACGATCTTCTCGCCGCAATCCGGGCACAGCGCCGGGACCCTCGCGTCTAGCGCAATGAGTCGTTGAAACTCGCACCACGTAAGCCCGAGCTTTCGGCCAGCCCCTGTGCTGGCAACGCACTTAACACTAATCGCGAACGACGGGCGTTTGCTTAGCACCCGAAGGTGTGCCGGTTTTTCGCGCCACCAGTTCGAGCGCTGTTTGCTAGCGATAGCATTGAGCGGCAGCAGCAGTGTGGTCGGTGCCCCGTGCTTGAAGCAGTGGTCGGCGAACGGGAGCCAGATAGAAAAGGATGGGTTTGTTACGATTAAATCCACGGGCAGGTAAGCCGCGGGATCGCACTTGAAGAAGTCCGCATGGATCACTTGGTCAAACACTGATACTCGGTCGTCGATCGACCCATCGAGCACCGCTTTTGCTTTGAGTGCAGCAGCAGCTCGCTTTTTATCGATCTCGATACCGATGATGCAGACGGTGCCGCCCCATACTTCTCGTATCACCTTCGCGATGGCACCGTTGCCGCAGGAGGGTTCCAGGATACGCATGCCTGGCTTGATCCCCAGGAACGGCATGATTGCGCGCACAACCCGCGACTGTGTCTGAAAGAACCCGTTCGGGTCCGGAACGTATCCCGCTGCTGATCTGCCCTTTGCGCTCATTGTTTCCTGTCTTCCTCGTGCTCCAGCTCCCACTTCTGCTGCAACTCATCCTGATGGTGGGGTCCCATGATCGGCACCGTCGAGTAATCAACACTGATCACGCGCTCGTAGTGGTATGGGCGCGAGCATGCGCCGCACTCGGTGATGCCGCTGTCGCCCACCAGCTCGTCGCTCGCGTTGTCTTCATGCCCGCAGTACGGGCAGACGCAGGAGTCGCTGCCGAGGCAATCGAGTTCAGAAGGGGTGTTCATCGGTCCGTACCCTGAAACATTGTGTAAGCTCCCATCATCATGACCATGTTCCTGGCGAGAACAGCCATCTCCGCCGACATGGGCCACGGGTTCACATAGACAGGCGGCGGCGCGTAGACTTTGCCTGCAAACACGGCGCCCCCAGCCAGTGCTGCCCCAGCAGCGAAGAAACCACGGCGACTCAGCGCGACGCGCGCGCAGCGCTCGCTGTGGAGCGCGTCCTCGGCTTGATGCTCCCCGACGCCCAGCATCTTGGCCAACATGCTCAGCGCGCTCATTCTGCCTCCAACCATTCAGGGTGCAACTGCTGCACCAGCTCCAGCAAGTCGTCGCTATCGAGCGCGAAGAGCCTGAGTTGCTCGCAGCTAAAGACCTTGGCCTTGGTGATGTACCAGCTAACCACAGCGTGCATCCGCTGCTCCAACTCCTTCGCGTCGGCGTCGGACAAGCGATCTTCGCCGTCGAGGTCGCCGTGCTCTTCGCAGAAGTTCTCGCGAATGAACTCCGTAGCAGCCTCGGATTGTCGGGTGACCCAGGCCTCGCTCACTTGTCCCCGCTTGTAGGCACCGATCGGGAGGTAGACTCCCGGCCCCCTGAGCCATCTCCGGATGTCCTCGTACTGACCTATACCTTCCAGCACCTGCTCGATGGCTTCGATCGGATCCGAGCACGAGAACGTCTCGTCGCCATCCTGGCCGAACAAGTCGGCTCCCTCGAACTCCATCAGAGCTTTGACGTTGGGTCTATTGAAGATCATTCAAGGACACTCCCTTCTTTTCAGCAGCTGCTCGACAAGGTTCGCGAGCCCACTGACGGCGTCGCGCAAGTGACCGGAGTCTCCGGTCCGGATGTGATCGACCACGGCACCGCGCACCGCGTCCAAAAGCAACTGAGGATCTGTTTCGAGGTGCAGAGGCGGACCGGAAGCTATCAACCACGTGGTGTCGAGATTCCAGACATCTCCGTTCACTTCGATTTTGACCTCCCACAGGTTGGGGTTCGGGTGCATGACATGCCGGCCCATCACCTTGCCTACGAGCCCATTCAGGTGCTTGTAGGGTGAGCCCACGACGCGCACCTCCTTGCCGGGCTCTGGCGACCAAGGGCGAGAGCGGACTTCTTCTTTCGCTCCTTCATCTTGGTAATCCGGATCGTCTTTGTACGAGTCGTAGTCTTGTTTGCCGTCGTTATTCGTGACGCTGCCCCGGTCGAGCGCCTGCGCTTCAATATCAGCAAGGGCCTGTGCGATGATGTCTTTGCCGGCCAGCTGCGTGAGCTGCACACTGGGATCACGCTGAAGTTTTTCGATGACTGCGTGCGCGGCGATCAGGTGGCGAGACTCAAATTCGGTCACGGTTCACCTTGCAGGTCGGCGCCGCTCTTGAAAGCCAGCTCCGCGATCTCGGGCGGCGGCTCTTTGCCCCAGTGTTCTTTGTACTCTTCGCCGCAGTCGAGCTGTTCGTCGGGCCACATGTCGCCGGGCGCCAAGGTGCGCAGGTGCTCGTGGATCTTCTGGCAGCGCCGGCAGCGCGTATGCTCTTCCACCTCGTCTTCTTCATCGGGGTCATCGGCTTCGGTGATGACGCACTCGATGGAGTAGTAGCGGTGCCCGACCAGGATCGGGTCCTTGCAGGCGTCGCACGTGTGCTCGGTGGCGGCGACGCGCAGCGTCTCGATGTACTCGGCGTAGACGTAGTCGATTGGTTGGCTCATTTGTTCTCGTCGTCCTTCGGTGGAAGGGGCTGTGGACCACGCACCGGAATCGAGCCCCGCGTTTTGCTGACGCTACCAATGTTGTAGCCAGCCGCGTGCGCGTCCCGGATCGCATCGTCGAGCGACAGGTGGTGGAAGTCGCTCCTGGTGCACCGCGGCGCCTCGCCAACCTGATCAGGGGACGGGTCGGCGTCCACCCAAGTCCAGCTGTAACCGTTCCAAAACACGGTAGCCTGTTTCTTGAATCTCATGCTCATTGCTTCTCGCGCTTCCAGCCCTCGAAGTAGTCGTGCAGGGCCTTACAGATCTCGTCGTCCGTCGGCTGGTCACACGAGTAGCTGTTTGGTACGCCCGAGTAGTCGAGCATCACGAACGGTTTCTCACCGAGCTTGCGCCATACCGAGAAGTACAGGTGCCAACCCGAGTTCTGATCAAGCCACTCCAGCGTGAGCACGGTGCTCCCGTCATCGGTCTGCATGCGCTCCAGCGTGGGGTCGGGGGTGGGCGTGGCGGTCCTCACCGCGAGCGCATGCACGCGCCGGATGGTCTTGTCGAAAAGCCGGTCCGCCAGTGACTTTCTGTCGGAGTCCTCGTAGAGACGCTTCGCCTTCTTCAGCGTAACTTCGAGCCACGGGTTCAGGTAAACGATCACGGCTCCTCCTCGGCGTACGCTTGGCGCGCGCGCATCTCACTGGCCACGTCGATCAGCACACGTTTTACTTCAACTCCAACGATCGATGGCTCACGTGGAAGCTTGGGCGGCCTGCGCCTCTCACACGGGCACGCGAGCAGCACGTACCGACCCCAACGGTCCGCGACCGGGAAGACGTCGCCGCACAGCGCGCAGCGAATGAGCAACCACGACTCGGTCATTCTCCGAGATCCCTTACCTTGGTGAACTTCAGCATTGGTCTACGTCTATGGTCCGTATATATGTTCCTGGTAAATGGCGCAATTCTTTCTTTGGCATCAGGAGGCCTCGCGGCGTGATACCCGTACTTTTCCTAGAATCAGCGGCATCGCAACCGGACGACCAAAAACGACACCTAAGTGGGAAAGCGGTTCGAGGTCGATGCCGAATCCAAAAAGAACGCTCCCGTGTGAAGCGGCCTCCTGTCGTCCATTCTGCCGCACAGCGCCGAAGCGCAGACGTGCTTGCACGAAGCAAACCGACGAGCACGTGCGCAGTGCCCTCTGAACGGTTTGCGTTTCGGTGTGCGACGGGATCAGAAGGATTGTCGGACGCGCTTCCCCAGAGTTAATGCAACGCTCGACCCACTTGTTCCGAGCTTCGCCATAGGGTGGGTTACAAAACACGTTGCGCGCATCCCAGGGTAGTTTGCAGCCATCGCTCGGTGGTGAGTAAAAAAGACGAGCCTGCGTTGGGTTGTTCGGTTCAGTGCAAGGATCAAGATCGATCCCGCCCAACAGCTCTCGGATCGGCTCCAGCACGTACTCTGGCGTCAGCATGCGTTGGCGATCATGATCTTCACCACGACGTCGCTTCGCGTTGTCGAATCTATGGGCGGCTTTCATCTGTCGTACCGGTTGTGCCAGTCGTCATCGGCGTCATCCGGAGGAGGTTCCGGGATGTGGTTATCGTCGAAGATGTCACCGAGTTGGTTGTAGTCAGCACTTCCGGACGCTTCATGAAACGTCGTCGTCGTCGGCTCAAACTCGCAGTACAGAGTACCGGTACTGCCGTCGCGCCACTTCGCGACGATGATCTGTGCCTTGTTGTCTCTCGCTTCGCCTTTCGTGCGGTAGTAGTCCTCGCGATACAGAAAAATCACGACGTCGGCGTCTTGCTCCAAAGAGCCGCTCTCTCTCAAGTCGTGCAGCTGCGGGATTGGCGGCTTACGCTTCTCGCATTCGCGATTGACCTGGGCGAGTGACAACATTGCTACCCCCTCGTCTTTGGCGATGCTCTTGACGGCGCGGCTCACGGCAGAGATTTCCTGCTCACGGTTGTCGCTGTTTTGCGAAGACAGTAGCTGTAGGTAGTCGATGGCTCCTAGCTTCACCTTGAGGCTTTTACCAAACCTGTCCTCTAGCTTACGGCGCCCCATGCGCATCGCCGCGCGAATGGATGAAGGGGAGTGGTTGCTGGAATCCTCGATCACGATGGGCATGCGAAGTATTTTCTTCTGCGCGGCTGCCAGGCGATCCCATTCCTCTTTGTTCAGATTGCCGCGAGAGATTTTCGCGCTGTCGATACGAGACACCTGTGAAAGAACACGGTGAGCGATCTGCTCCTTCGGCATCTCTACCGAGATGAATACGACACCGTCACCGATGCTGTCGGGGTTGTTTGGCTGTGGTGGCTTGGCGCACGCAAGCGCAATGCCAGTGGCACAGGCAGTTTTGCCGATTCCGGGGCGAGCAGCGATCACGTACACGCGACTTGGTTGTAGGCCACCGAGGCGCAGATCGAGCGTCGGCAAACCGGTCCGCACTCCGCTTATCCTCTCCCTGCCACTCTTGCCGATGGTTTCCATGGCCTCACGTGTGGCATCACTAAGGATTGTGAGCCGCTCGTCACGCCCAGCGGAGCGCGTCACCGAAAAGATGCGTTGATCGATGGCCTGCTTCCACTCTTCTGGATCGCCAACGTCCCCGTAGCCTTCAGCGACAATGGTCTGGGCAGCGTGAATGATCTGTCGCAGCTCCCATTTCCCGACGATGGTCTTCGCGTGGTCTTCAACATGCGCGACTGCGGGTGTCGCATCCGAAAGCTGCGCGAGGTACGGGGATCCGCCAACCTGCTGCAGGCGCTCTCGGTCGCGCAGGTAACCCGCGACGCTAACGATGTCGATAGGTCGCCCAGTGTCGCGCAAATCGAGCGCTGACTGAAAGATGCGCGCGTTGGCATCGGCGTAGAAGTGCTTCGCCTCAAGAAATGGGATCTCGTCTAGCGTGGGCGGCTGAAGCAAGATGGCGCTCAACACGGCAGCCTCTGCATCGAGATTATTGGGCGGGACTCGTCCTGCTCCTCCTCCGGCATCCGGCGGGGCCACCGATCATTCCCCTGCCAAGAATTTGCGACGCTTCTCGGCAGCTTCGGGTGTGAGAGTCACCCGATTCGTTCTGTCGGCGGGCGCGGCGGTGACGGTAGACTTGGCGAGCCGGCAGTACTTGTCCACGGCATTGCCGTCTTTGAAAATGGTCTGGAGGCTTTGGAGTTGCGGCTTGCTCTTGATCAGCTCGTCCGAGCTGGCGCCGCGAATGGCCTGGCGCATCCGAGCCTGCGGCACGCCATCGGCCCAGCGCTCAATGAGTGTCTTCACCCGGGAGTCGAAGCGGCCATGGCCGTCGGACGCAGCCAGCAGGTCGGGCTCGCAACCGAAGGTGGTGGCGACGAGCGTGTTCAGCTCGATGGTCTCGGCCCATAGCTCCGGATTGGGGTATTGCAGCGACGCTGCAAACGGGTCCTTTTGCCAGAGCTGCGCTCGGTGCCGTAGGTCGGCCACCAGCGGATCGGGTGTCTGGGGTGCACTGACCCCGGACTGCTCAGAGATCCGATCAGGAACAGGAACCGAACCGAACCGATCCGATCCGACCCCTTCGATGGGGGATGGGATGGGGGATGGGATGGGGGATGG